CGGATCCGAAATGATGTTTAGTAGCAACGAGGCTCTGTTCAACTGTCCAACCTGTGGATTCCAGGAGTTTGTTCTCATGGACAGTGATAAGCCTAGTTATAAAGATCCGCCGCGCGAAGTCAGTTATTATGCCTACAAGCGCATTAACCATTTCAATGAATGGCTTGCTCAGTTCCAGGCCAAGGAGTGCACCGATATTCCGCAGGAAATCTACGATCAGATTCTACTGGAACTGAAAAAGGAACGTATCACTCAACTGGATAATCTGAAACCTGTGAAAATCCGCGAGATTCTGAAGAAGATCAAGGCGAACAAATATTATGAACACGTCCCTCATATTACAAATCGTCTCAACGGCAAAAATGCCCCTGTGATGAATCGTGAGATTGAGGAGAAGTTACGCTACATGTTCAAGGAGATTCAGCCGCATTTCCAGAAACACTGCCCCAAGGGACGAAGCAACTTCTTGTCATATTCGTACGTTTTGTATAAGTTCTGTGAACTCCTGGAACTGGATGATTATTTACCGAACTTTCCGTTGCTCAAGAATCGTGATAAACTCTATACACAGGACAAGATTTGGCAGAAAATCTGTGAGGACCTGAGTTGGCAGTTTGTGAGATCAATCTGATTTTATCTCTATTTAATAGAAAAAATGTTATTGATCGCATTATTTACTTTATTGGTTGCCCCTGTGTTAGGACAAACCTGTGTAGATCCTACAACTCTCTACCATTCAAACTCTGGATGTGCAGTGGGTGAAGGGCCCCCTGAATGCGCGTTTATTCAGGCAAATGCCGCTTCGCTTTGCAGCACTATGCTGACCAGTTGGGAAATCGTGAACGGACCCGCGTGCAATCTACGCGGAGCCTCCTACGGCTGTATCTATGCGGCCTCAACTCATTCTACAACGGACACTTTCTGCTGTGTTCTCGGATCACCTGCCGTTGCTACGGAAACAGCAACTGCTTCTGCGTCAGCAACTGCATCGGCTACGGCAACATCAAGTGGATCTGCTTCTGCGTCAGCAACTGCAACGGCTACGGCAACATCTAGTGCATCTGCATCTTCTTCTGCGTCAGCAACATCTACTGCATCTGCATCTGCATCTGCTACAGCGACCTCAAGTGCATCTGCGTCAGCCTCGGCAACCTCAAGTGCATCTGCATCTGCGACAGCCACCGCGACTCGTACAAATATGACAGTTGCGAACACAACGACGGCGAATCTAACAACTACAACACTTTCAGAAAATCAGCTCACTCAAGCACAGATTGCAGGAATCAGCGCGGGATCCGTTATTGGATTTATTCTCGTATCCTGTGGAGTCTGCTACGCAGTCTTTATTTCTCGCAAGAAGGCACCCGCTGAGACACAATTGAGCGGGCAGTCCGTCGTTGCTATAAACGATCGTCGTCCTTCCGTGGTGACGGCTGATACCATTCAGCGGAAGCCTACCATTAAGATCCGTATACCCGAGACTGTCTAGAACAATGCACGGAGTTGACCAGGATCACCTCCAGTCATTGCGGTGATTTCGCGGCGCACTTGTTTAGGATAGACTACATTGTAATAATAAACATCCTCTTCGGTCGGAACATGAGTGGATGCGAGTTGATCCATGGTCCCAGGAGATGTGAAGCCTTCGCGTGTTGCTGTAAGTCCCAGAATCACAGCAGCAAACAGAATAATCAGTGAAACAATAGTGAAACGCATTCTACAAGAATAAAACGTTTTTATTCCTTAGAGTCCAAAGGCCGATTTAGTCGCCGTAACAGCAGACGCGTCGTGATTCGGCGGAAATACATTAAGTCCAAGAAGTCTTCCCTCAGTCACTAACTTTTGCCGTTGCACATAGTTACTGTAAATAATCTGATTATTCTTTATTGCAGTTCTTTCAGCATAGGTTAAGTTCTGGGGCATTTATTCTACAATTGGCAAGGGTTTACTTTTATTAACATAATGATTATGAAAATAAATGTAGTTTACTGATGATTAAGACTGCAAACGTTTACCGCGGGAACCCTACGAGGTTCGCGCCGATACCAAAGCCGGCACCCTGGCGCGCCGTCACGCCAATTGACGGTGATACGAGGTCAAGAACGGCGAAAACCGCCGCCGCGACGATCGCGATCGCGACAACCTCCTGGAAGTCAATGCCCTTCCGGGGTACGAGGACCGCGGCGAGGCCGACGGCGATGCCCTCAATGAGATACTTGATGGCGCGGTTGAGAACTTCGGAGAGATCCATTTGTTATATTTATTCAACAGAAAATTGTTCGCGGAAACCCCCTAAAGAAATCATATCGTATCTTCTTATAATGTCTGCCCCTACCCAACAGCCTGAACGTGAGGACTTTTTGGAGGAGGATCAGGAACTCCCTGGCCAGAAGTACGTCCTTCTGAGTTTTCTGAGTCCGGAGAAAGTACTCGCGAATAAGGATGTCTTTCTCTTTACCCGTTTCGTAAAGGATTATGAGATTCAGTACAAGACCAAGAAGCTCGAGACATTTCTTGCGGCTCATATGAAGAAGATTAACGATAAGTTGGAGGTGGAGGCCGTGAACTTTGAGAAGTTGGATCTTTCAGGTGCGGCTCTGGCCTGCCGCGGCAGCATGCTGAAGTACGAGGACATGGTTGCCGATTTGGAGGGCTATGTCCGCAAGTCCACGAGCGAGATCCAGGAGACCCGCATCAATGAGGACTACGAGGACTTTCTGTACAAGAATCGCACCAAGTTGGAGGAGGAGTTCTATGCCAAGAACAACTTCAGGACGACCATCCGTGGCCTGAAGGTCCGCGGTGTCTTTGCTGCGCAGGGGGAGGCCGTAGCGCGTTCTAAGAAGCTCCAGCGTAATGACACGATCCACAATATCTTTGTAGGTGAGGTCGGAAAGTGGCTTCCCTGGGAGCCGGACCCCAACTCCGTTGCCGATCAGGAGTACGCCGAGGATCAGCTCAATACCCTGATGAAGAAGTACAAGGAGAACGAGGAGGCTCGTGAGAACTTCGTATCAACGCAGCGCGCCGAGCGCAAGACGAAGGGTGTGAAGGGCATGGATGGGGCTGCTGCGCCTGAAGACTCGGCCGCCGTGCCTACTGCCGCCTCTGGCTCTGGCAGCTATGAGGGTCTCTTTTCAGGCCCTGCGGATCTTGCTCTTGAGCGTAAAATGCAGAAGAAGGAGGAGTAGGTAAATAATATTCATATTCTTTTATTTTTAGAACAGGCTATGTGCTAAAAGGAAAAAAATAAATCGTATTTATGAGCTGGCGCCGACAGGTTCCTCTGTGCCAGGAACCGCCCTAGGGATGCAGTCATTGCTTTGGCAGAACGTTCCCTCGGGGCACGGCTCCTTCCGCGTGCACTCATAATCAGAAAAGCCCTGGATCAACGCCGGGAACTGCGCCTTGATCATCGGAACAAACAGCAGAATGACAAACAGAATGACAAGTGCGGACGCGGCAATACTAAGTCCAAAAAAGTTTGACTTCATTGTATACTACTCAGTGTGAAGAAATCCACCAGGATTGTTGAAGTCGGAAGGTTCAACCGTCATTTCAGAATGCGTGGGAAGCATCGGGGCATTCTGTGACATACAGTATCCATTCATGCACCGCTTACCCATAGGGCAAGGAGGCATATCTACACCACACCGCTGCTGACCATCATCTACAAATCCCTCATACTCTGCATATGATGACCATGCCAATAAAGCACATGCGATGGCAAGTATGCAAAGACATGCAATCAGGTCGTTATTCATCCTATTATATCTTACGAATCGCAATAGGAGGCCCCTTCAACCGGCGATTTGAGTTCGGGTCATAGTTATTAACATCCTCCTCATCCTTGTGCCGGTAATGCTGTTGACTATGTTGCCAAAACTCGGGTGCACCGATACGGAAGTCCTGGTGAAACTCGGCCTTGTACCAGAAAATACAGTCCTCTAACTTATTGCTCTGTGATGTATTATCAATCACTAGACATTCATAGTTCTGTGTACACTGATCCATGACCTGACAGAAAAACTCTAAACTCGGGAAGGCGGATCCATAGTTCTCAAAGATGCGCTTGCGATTAGATGCGTAGGGCTCACGTAGAATGAAGACATAGTCCACGTTCGTTCGGAGAGCCGGTTGAATGCCCAAGGGGTATTGCATGGTAATCAAGAAAAACACCTTGAGCCAACGACCGTTCATGAACAAGTACCGAATATTCTTATCGTGAGTCCAGGAGTCATCGTACATACAGTCGTCAAGAATCATGAAAGATCTCGGATCAAATCGTGACTTGAAGTTCTCTCCAAACTGGGCCTTTTCTCCCATGATTTTCGCCATGATCAACTTCTGGCGTTTGCAGAAGTTTGCCAGAATCGCCGGTGAAAACTCGCCGTGAATGAACAAAGGCGGAATCATTTTTCCGTAGAAACTGTTAGACTCTTCTGTTCCACTGATGACCGTTCCTAGAGGCATGTCTTGGTGATGGAACAGAAGGTCGCGTACCAAGGTGGATTTACCCGTTCTACGGCGCCCAATAAAAACGGCCACAGCGTCCTGAGGAATCTTCTTCATATCAAACTTTCGTAGATTTACGTTAAGGGCGGAGGGTGCTGCCATTCTATGTAGGATCATGAAACGCGTTTTGGTATAATAAGCGAATCCTTTGCTCCGACAAGAGAAATGTGGGATCCGGCCTTTCAAACTCTTGAAATACCAGAAACCAAACTTGTCTATCGCCCCCTTACGGATGAGCAAAAAGAAGAGTTGGCTGGATGCCGGGAACTTACGACGTATCATCCAGCGCAGAACTTTCTCCGTTGTTCACGGGAGGCGGCAGCCGACCATTGGCTTGATCATACCTTTTATTGGGTGGGACAGAAGGATCCTTTTCAGAAAGGACCTTGTACGATCTCCCTTAAGCAGATTGGTCAGGACTCTGTTGTAGAAAAGAAAGCCTATTGTAAACTCAGTCATATTCTTGACCCGATCCGATGGGTCAAGAATCGGTACACACGTTCCGCTGACTCTAAACGAACAAAGGCTGCCGCTCGTACTCAGAAAAAGATGAAGGATCCCATGAACAAGGCATATGTGGAATGCTTGGCCTCCTATTGCCTATCTCGCGTTCGTGAACTTGATATGTCGCCCCATTTTCCACTTTTCTACGGATCCTTTTCAGGCCTCGTGGATACGTATGAGTATGATATTAGCGAGGAATACTCAAGTTTCAGAAACAATGCCTGGTTCTGGAAGGGTATTCGCGCAAACAAATGCCGTCTTGTCGTGGAACCAGCCGAGGCAGAAGCAGACTTTACGGAATGTCCTTCCTTCATTAATGGTG